GCTTATTTTGGCGGTAGATCACTAGAAAAAGTAAAAAAATAAATATGAAAACAGGATATTTTAATTCATCAGTAATAAAACCATTAGTTAAAGCTTCAGCTCAAAACGCAGCCTTTGCAACTGGTGACATTGTTTTTGACTGGACAGGGTTTGAGATACCAAGAGGTACAGCGAAGCTATTAGGTGCAACAATAAAAATTAGGTCAAAAGGAGATGCAGGTTCAACTGTTCAACCAGCAGGTGTAAATTTGTTGTTTGCAAAAGGACCATTTCCTGACGCTACACCAACTAGCTTAGGTACAGCTAATGCAGAGGTTACTAACTTTGCTTCAACCGATATAGTAGGCGCAATGCCCTCTGCTGCAGCAGATTCTTTTGGATTAAGAACGCTTTACCAATCAACAGTATCTTCTTCAGAGTTAGTACTTGAGCCAAATGGCAATAGCGGCGCTAACGTTGGTGTGGATAAATTTTACGTAGCTGGATTAGCAGCTGGTGCCTTAGATTTTAGATCAGCTGTTACCGTAGATGGTACACCTGGAACAGGTCAAGCAAATCTAGACGTTAACGATCTTGATCCTGATTTGTTTATGGCTGTTGGAGATGTTGTACACGATGAAGATGATAGATTAATGGGTACTATATCTGTATTTACTGATGCAAATAATGTGTTGATGGCAGCAAATTTAGCTAACGCAGGTGTTAACGATAAAATAATATACAATATAAATCCAATTGAGATTATATTACATTTTCAAAAATAACAACAATTAACTTTAATTAAATTAAATCATGGCAAAGAGAAAGACTCCGAAATCGGAGAAGGTTATTGACCTTAAACCTGAAGCAAAAGAGATCACAAAAGAAGAGCTAGCTAGAATTCAAGCTTTAGTTGGAGCTATCAATCAAGGTAGATCTGAACTAGGTACTATTGAAATGGACAAGCATAGTCTACTACACGAAGTATCTATGGTTCAAGCTGAAATCTCAAAATTTCAAAAAGAACTAACAGATAAATACGGAACCTGCAATGTTAACATAGCTACAGGGGAGTTAAAACGAGAAGAAGATGAGCAAGCTGATTCGTAAAATCACAATAGGTAAAGACTACAAGAATGACGCTATGCACTATGCCGTGGGGCAAGAAGTGTATGGTGGTCATACTATATGTGATATTGTTGAAGAGAAAGATAAGTATAGTATCTTTATAAAGAAAGATAAAGATGTTCTTCCTTGGAAAGACTTCAATAAAAATATGGCAATTTCTGTCGAATTCAACCTAGAATATTAATGAATAGCGTCTACGGTTTTGTTATCAAACCAAAAGGCTCAAGATATAATAACGCTAAGAAAGTTGGTGATAAAAGTCTTATAATAAATACGGAGGTATTCAATCACCAGTTTGTTAACAGAGAGGCTGAAGTTATATCTTGTCCAAAGGTTGGTGACACATTAGGAATAGAACCTGGTGATACAGTTATAGTTCATCACAACGTGTTTCGAAGATGGCACGATATGAAGGGTAGAGAAAGAAACAGTAAGAGCTTCTTTGATGAAGATACTTATATAGTATTCTACGATCAAATATTCCTATACAAAAGAAACGGCGAGTGGAAAGCTCCTAAGGGTTTCTGTTTTGTTAATCCAATAAAAGCTATAGATAAATATAACACCGAGCTAGAGAGGCCTTTAGTTGGTATTGTAAAGTATTCTGATGGATCTCAAGAAGTTGGAGATTTAGTTGGTTTTCGACCAAGTAGTGAATACGAGTTTGTTATTGATGGAAAAAGACTCTACAGAGTTATGAATCAATTTATTACAATTAAATATGAATATCAAGGAGACGAAGAAGAGTATAATCCAAGCTGGGCACAAAGCGGTTGAAGAGCTCATCAAAGTCGCTAAAGAAGCTATTGTTGATAGTGGCGATGATATTACTGCCGATAGACTTAAGAATGCTGCTGCAACAAAGAAGCTTGCTATCTTCGATGCATTTGAGATACTTAATCGTATACAGGAAGAACAAGCTTTACTCGAAGGTAAGGTTGCTGAAAAGGAAAAAGAGAGAGTTTTTAAGGGCTTTGCCGAAGGTAGATCTAAATAATGTACGAGCAAACTTTATACGAAATAATCGAACCAATAAAAAAGACTACAATAAGTAGACTTAATAAAGGTAAGAAGTGGAAGCACGGATATAACAAAGAGCATGATATTATTGTTCTTTCTCAAGATGGGCAAATAGGAGAAATATATAACATCCAAGGATTACACATAGCTTTACCAAAAGCTCCTAAAGAAGTATACGAAAGCAAAAACAAGAAGTGGGAGCAACTAGAAAAGCCAACCATACTTAAGAATATTAAAACAATATTTGATTGGAAAGCTTATCCAGAAGAGAACAAGGATCAATGGTACGATTATATTGATGAGGAGTTCGATAGACGCTCATCTGGCTTCTGGTTTAATAATAATGGAAAACCAACCTATATAACCGGCACACACTACATGTACTTACAATGGAGTAAGATTGATGTTGGAGCTCCGGATTTTAGAGAGGCCAATAGATTGTTCTTTATATTTTGGGAAGCTTGTAAGGTGGACACTAGATGTTACGGAATGTGCTACCTTAAGAATAGACGTTCTGGATTTTCTTTCATGAGTTCTGCAGAAACAGTTAACCTCGCTACAATATCAAGTGATAGTAGATATGGAATACTATCTAAAAGTGGTGCAGACGCTAAGAAGATGTTTACAGATAAGGTTGTACCTATATCTATAAACTATCCTTTTTTCTTCAAACCNATACAAGATGGTATGGATAGACCAAAATCTGAACTAGCNTANCGTGTACCAGCNAGTAAGTTTACTCGTAAGAAAATAGAGACAAACGAGAAGTTAGGAGAGATTAAAGGTCTTGATACGACGATTGATTGGAAGAATACAGGTGACAATAGCTATGACGGTGANAAANTAGCGTTANTAGTCCACGANGAGAGTGGTAAGTGGGAGAGACCTGATAATATACTAAACAACTGGCGGGTTACAAAAACTTGTCTTAGATTAGGTAGTAGGATTATCGGTAAGTGTATGATGGGATCAACATCAAACTCTTTAGATAAGGGTGGTAATAACTTTAAAAAGTTATATAACGATAGCGATGTAACTAAAAGAAATAATAATGGTCAAACAAAGTCTGGTTTATATTCTCTGTTTGTCCCAATGGAATGGAACTTTGAAGGATTTATTGACGAATTTGGACAACCAGTGTTTAGCACTCCAGAGTCAGAAGTTTGTGGACCAGGTGGAGAATTAATAGATATTGGAGTAGTTGATCATTGGCAGAACGAAGTAGATGGACTAAAAGATGATCAAGACGGTTTAAATGAATTTTACCGTCAGTTTCCAAGAACAACGGAACACGCTTTTAGAGACGAAACAAAAAATAGTATATTTAACTTAGTTAAAATATACGAACAAATAGATTACAACGAAGGTATTGGGAATGACGCTGTTATTAGTACAGGTAATTTTCAGTGGGAAAATGGTGTTAAGGACTCTAAGGTAATATTTTACCCAGATCCAAAAGGAAGGTTCAAGATTAGTTGGACACCACCTCCAAACCTTCAGAATAATATAATAGTAAAAAACGGAGTAAGGTATCCAGGAAACGAGCACATGGGGTGTTTTGGATGTGACAGTTACGACATTAGTGGTACTGTTGACGGGAGAGGTTCTAACGGAGCTCTTCATGGATTAACAAAGTTTAGTATGGAAGATGCACCTGCTAATTCGTTTTTTTTAGAATATATTGCAAGACCACAAACCGCTGAAATGTTTTTTGAAGATGTATTGATGGCTTGTGTTTTTTACGGTATGCCAATACTTGCAGAGAATAACAAACCTAGACTTCTTTATTATATAAGAAGAAGAGGTTATAGAGGTTTTAGCATGAACAGACCAGACAAAGTGTGGAACAAGCTTTCTGTAGCTGAAAAAGAAGTTGGTGGAATACCAAACTCTAGCGAGGATATAAAGCAAGCGCACGCGGCGGCAATTGAAATGTATATCAATGATCATGTTGGTCATATAGGAGATGGTAACTACGGTACCATGTATTTCAACAGAACGCTTAATGATTGGGCTAAGTTTGACATAAACAAAAGAACAAAGTTTGATGCTGCGATAAGCTCAGGACTAGCAGTTATGGGTTGTAACAGGCATCTATATAGACCAAACGCAAAAGTTGAAAAACCAAAGCTAAATATAAGCATATCCAAGTATAATAATGCTGGTGGTATGTCTAAAATAATTAAACAATAAAAATGGCTGAGTCAGTTTATAATAGTTTCCCAAGTCAGGTTGTAAGCGACCTTGAGAAAAGTAGTTTTGATTATGGTTTAAAAATTGCAAAGGCTATAGAGTCTGAGTGGTTTGCAAAATCAACAAATAATAAATTTACTTCTTACCAAAACAACTTTCACAATTTAAGATTATATGCTCGCGGAGAGCAATCTACACAAAAATACAAAGATGAATTATCTATAAATGGTGATTTATCTTATTTAAATCTGGATTGGAAGCCAGTTCCTATTATTCCTAAGTTTGTAGATATTCTTGTAAATGGAATGGCTAATAGATCTTACGATATAAAGGCGTACTCACAAGATCCTTATGGTGTTTCTAAGAGAACAGAGTATATGGAAAGCATATTAAAAGATATGCAAACTAAAGAGTATAACGACCAAGCTCAGGAGTTATTTAATATGGATCTTTATCAAAATGACAAGGATAAACTTCCTGGTTCAGAAGAAGAGTTAGCATTACATATGCAACTTAGTTATAAGCAAGCTGTAGAGATAGCAGAGGAGCAAGCTATAAATGTTTTACTCGAAGGCAATAACTACGAGCTAACAAAGAAAAGATTGTTTTATGATTTAGCTGTACTAGGTATGGGTTCTGTCAAAACAACATTTAACACATCAGAAGGCGTTAAGGTAGAGTATGTTGATCCAGCAACGTTAGTTTATTCATATACAGATTCTCCTTACTTCGATGATATTTATTATGTTGGTGAAGTTAAAGTTATTCCTATTAACGAACTGGTTAAGCAGTTTCCACATTTAGATACTAACGACTTAGAGGAAATAACAAAAAATACCTCATACTCTAAGAATAACCATCACACTCGTAACACTGCTGAAGAAAGTGATAAAAATAAAGTTCAAATATTGTACTTCAATTATAAGACGTACATGAATGAAACGTATAAAATAAAAGAAGTAGGTAGCGGAGCAGAAAAAGCAATAGAAAGAGATGACACTTTTAATCCGCCTGAGAACATGGAGGGTGGATACGTAAAACTACAGAGACAAGTTGAGTGTTTGTTTGAAGGAGCTTTGATTGTTGGAACCAATAAGTTGATTAAGTGGGAGAAGGCAACAAATATGATGAGACCTAAAAGTGATTTTACTAAGGTCAAAATGAATTATTCTATTGTAGCGCCAAGGATGTATAATGGTAAGATAGAATCTTTAGTAAGTCGTATAACAGGTTTTGCTGATATGATTCAACTCACTCATTTAAAACTTCAGCAAGTAATGTCTAGAATGGTTCCAGATGGAGTTTACTTAGACGCTGATGGATTAGCTGAAGTAGATTTAGGTAATGGAACAAACTATAATCCTCAAGAGGCTTTAAATATGTTCTTCCAAACAGGTTCTGTTATTGGTAGATCGTTCACTGCTGATGGAGAAGGAAATCCAGGAAAAATACCTATTCAAGAAATAAACAGTTCTGGTGGAGGTAATAAAATGCAAGCTTTAGTAGGTAATTACAACTACTATCTACAAATGATAAGAGATGTGACCGGGCTTAATGAAGCTAGAGATGCTAGTACACCAGACTCTAACTCTCTTGTTGGAATACAAAAACTAGCTGCGGCTAATTCAAACGTAGCAACTAAGCATGTTCTTGAAGCTGGTTTATTTGTGGCTGCGGAAACAGCTGAGTTGTTGTCTTTGAGGATTTCTGATATTATAGAATACTCTCCAACTAAAGAAGCGTTCATACACGCTATCGGAGCTCACAATGTGGCTACACTAGAAGAGATGAGTGATTTACATTTATATGACTTTGGTATATTTATCAACCTAGCTCCAGACGACGAAGAGAAACAATTGCTTGAAAATAATATTCAAATGGCACTATCTCAAGGTTTAATTGAACTTGGAGATGCTATTGACCTTAGAGATATTAAGAATATTAAATTAGCTAACCAACTACTGAAAGTTAGAAGAACTAAGAAACTAGAAAGAGAACAAGCGATGCAGCAAGAAAATATAAAAGCTCAAGCAGAAGCTAATTCTCAAGCACAGCAAGCAGCAGCTCAAGCTGAAGTTCAAAAGAAGAAAGATTTAGTTGAATCTGAGATACAGTTAGAGCAAGCAAAAGCTGAAATGAAAACTATGCTTTTGGAAAAAGAAGCGGAAGTTAAGAAGATGTTAATGGATCATGAGTTCCAGTTACAAGTACAAATGACACAGATTGATGGTGGTAAATCACTATCTGAAGAACAAAAAGAAGATAGAAAAGATAAGAGAGCTAAAATGCAAGCTACTCAACAATCTGAGCTAATAGACCAAAGAACAAACAACAAACCACCTAAAAACTTTGAATCATCAGGTAATGATATACTTGGTGGTTTAGAGTTGTAAACACTAATTTATATATTATTTTATTATGGAAGAACAAGAAGAATTACAAGAAGTGAACCAAGAACAACAGGAAAATCAAATTGACGAATCTAAATTCGAATCCGCAGGAGATGATTCGGTTATTAAAGTAGATTTAAGTCAACCACCTCCGGTAAAAAAAGAGGTTACTGAAGAGCCTGTTGTTGAAGCACAAGCTGAAACTACTGAAGAAGTAGTGGAAGAAGTGGTTGAGCAATCCACTGTTGAAACTGAAGCACCAATTCTTGAAGAAGTAACTCAAGAACAGGTTGATGAAGTTGAAGAGCAAGTAGAGGAAGCTATAGCTGAAGCTCAAGCAACTGGTAAACCACTACCAGAAAACGTTCAAAAGTTAGTTGATTTTATTGACGAAACTGGAGGAGATATTAATGATTATGTAAACCTTAATAAAGATTATAGTGAGATGGATAATCTTACTGCTTTAAAAGAATACTATAAAAAATCAAAACCACACCTTGACAGAGAGGAAGCGAACTTCTTAATTGAAGATCAATTCAAGTACGATGAGGAGTTGGATGATGAAAAAGAAATTAGAAAAAAGAAAATCGCTTTGAAAGAGCAAGTTGCTGAAGCGAAAGCCTACTTAGACGGGCAAAAGTCTAAATATTACGAAGACATCAAAGCGGGATCGAAACTCACAGGTGAGCAACAAAACGCAATTGATTTCTTCAATCGTTACAACGAGAAAAACGAAGAGGATACAAAAGCACAGAGTGCATTGAAAGAAAAATTCTTAAATAAAACCGAAAAGGTTTTTAACGACAAGTTCAAAGGTTTTGAATATAATGTTGG